ACCCCACCGGTTCTGTCGCAGTCATTGTAGGTAAAAATAACTACGCCACCTGGTCTTAGTTTTTGATAAATTTCTTCTAGGTAACTGTGTATTATGTTGACTGGCTTGAAATTAAAAAAGTTGTAAACAAAACAGAATCCAATCTGATTGTCAGGAATTGATTCCAGCAACGGATCACTGGTGTATTCTGGAGCAATGTACTTTCGCAATCTGCGCTGGTAGAAGCCGTTAAATTTTGACACAGCCGGTGTCAACAGTTCGGGCTGTTGATCTACTAGATATAACGGATCCAATCCTACTAGGTGGTCAATCCAATTCTCTTGCCCTGGCCTAATTATCAGTCCTGGCCAGCGCCAATCTGTGCATCGTAGCAGTCGGTCTACAATAAATTTTTCTGATTCTGGAGTCAGTGATAGTTTTCTAGAAAGTATCCACTCCACAGTGTCGCCACGCATGTCTTGGTACAACGAGGCACTATTGGCAAAATACGCTGGCTCCAATTGCTGAATGGCAGCTTTCACTGCCTGTTTGACCGAGTCCACGGTGTTGGCAAAATGATTGACACGGTCAGTTAAATCAAAAAATTGTTGATTGACACTTTCGGCCAGACTGTCAAACTGCATTGTACTTGACAATATCTGATGAATTACCGGAGTCATGGTTTGTCGCAAGGCTAGTTGACTTTGGTCAACATCAAACTTGTCTAGTTCTTCAAGATAATTTACTAGTTCGCTGATTTTCATGTGAATTCAAATAACGTTTGAAATGTGTTTTCTGTGTTGGTGGCTGCTGCCAAGTCCCACTCTAGCACACCCAGCAAGTTGTCAACCTTTTGGTCCACAACAGTTGCTTCCATGAGTCCATCATCAAACGGCAGTTCAGTAAACCAAGCAGGCAGACGTTGCTCATCTGTGGGATAGCCAATGCTGGTCCAGCCCAGGGCATTGCCTTTGAGCTTGCATACAATGGTCTTCATGCCATCTACGATCTGCATACTATAGTTGTCACCGTTCATCTTGCGCATTTGATTCCAGTTTAGTGCGGCCCTGACATGCCCGGGCATGTTGGCTTTTCCAAGTCTGGCTTCTTCGGCTGCATACTTGGTCAAGTTGTTGACACGTTTGGGACTACCTTTCTCCCATCCTGGACGTTCTGCAAATTCATATTTGAATTCACGAATGCGTTCAATAATGGCATCTCGTTGAACCCCGGCCAACACAGTATTTAGAATTTCCAACAAAAAGTCTTGAATAACCTTGGGAGTATCACTGCGCTTCAAATCCAAGCCCATGGCCTTGGTCTTGCCTTGCTTGCCTTCGACATCTAGCCGCTTGCCCTCAAGGTCAATGATGTTTACAGCATAGCGTTTTTTTGTAATAAACAATCCGCGATCAGCAACCAGTTCTCGACCTGCCGCAATCAACGCACCCATTTCTCTTGGGCAGTGGAATGCTTGTTCCATAAAGCCCGGAAAACTATCATTAACTTGTTCGGCAATTGAGTCATACAGCGCAATTGCAGTTTCTTTTGACCACTCCATGCGACCTTCCGCCACTTCCTTTTTCAGTGCCGGCCAGGCAGTAAAGTAGCAGGAGTCTGTGTCACCATAGATGATAGCTTCGCCTGTGTGATCGTACTTGCCTGTGATGCATTCGTTAATGTGTGCATCCATGTGACGAGCAATAGCACGACCAGTTAAAGTAGTTGACTGACCGATTCTGTGATCAAAGAACCTGCAACCTGAATTCAAAATAGCACCATACAACGAATTCAAGTTAATCTTCTTGACCAGTTGTCGCTTGTCCCAGAAAGCTTCTTCTTTTTTGTCCTTGGCTGTTTTTTTCTTGGCCTGCAGTTCTTTACGCTCGCTGTACCAACGTTCTAACAAGCCGGGAATGATACCCTTCTTCTCATAAGTCATTATGGTACCGTTGGCACTGAGAATCCAAGGATGATTACTGTCAAAAATTAGTTGCCAAATTTCAGCGGCACTGTGCACACTTTCTTCACCATTTTGCCAGTCAATGGTGATCTCAGTGCCACGTTGCTGATCCATCACAGCAGTGTATTCCAAACTGCCAAACAGGCCCTCCCAGGCAGCCGCAAAACTTGCTCCGTCAGCAATTTTAGTTTTAATATATCGATCAGTCATTATGGGACGCAGTTGTCCCACCACAGTTTCTGGTCCCATGTTCATGGCACGAATCGCAGACGGATACAAGGAGTTAATGTCAACTGATCCAATCCAATCATGCAAGCCCTTCTTGGGATAGGCAACATAAGCACCTGCGGCCTGTGTGTCGTCATCTGTGAGACGTTGCTTGCGATTGGGAACAACCATGCCACGTTCGTGTGCTTCATTGATAATAGCCTGCTCGGTCACTGCCACAGCACCCATTGTGGTCTGTAGTAGCACAGTGTTGGCATGGGCTAGTTCACAAGCTAGACTCAAGAACTGTAGTTTACGATCCAGTTTGTGCAATAACAATGTATCTTGTCGGTTGTATTCAATAAACTTTTTAAAGTGTTGATTATACAACTGATCCAGTGTGCCTTCAAACTGTGTCTTGCGCTCATTGAGTTCATATTCACCAATGGCATCCAAACTATAACTGTGGCGTTCTTCGTAAGTGTATTTGCGATACAGTTGCATATAGTCCATGTGCACACGACCCACCAAGTCATAAGTTTCCTTCTCGGCACCAAATCGTTCAAACAATCTCTTTTTGGGCAGTTGTCCCCAGAGGCAAAACTTGCGAGTATCATCTTTGCTCAATACTCTAATACACCGATTGATGGTGTAGGGAATATCATAGCCTTCTGAGTTCCAGCCACTCAGCACATCAGCGTCGTCAATCAAGTCAAGAAATGTTTTGATCATGTCCTCTTCTCGATCAAACAAGATGGTGTTGTCAAAGTCCTTGACAAGTTCTTGTGCCGTTTCCCAGGTCAATCCACGCGGAGGTACAGCCAGGGTAACTAGTTGGTCCAGCCAATCTAGGTAAACTGAGATGGCTGTGATGGGATTGAATGGATCTTCAACTGGCGAGAATCCTCGCTCTTTATCAAAGTCCACTTCAATGTCAAAAAACGCAGTGTGTAATTCTGGCGCATCCTGATCTTTGTAGTTTTCTTCTAGACAACGAAAGATGGGATTGATGTCGCTTTCATAAAGCTGTTTGCCCGACTGAATTCGAATTTCCTTGCGAAACTCTTTGTTGTTGCGTGTGCTAAATCTTGACACTGGTGTGCCATAAATGCTTTGAAATTTACCACGTGGATCGTCGTAGTAAAAAATATAATTGGCCGGGTACTCTTGGTACGTACGAACGCCATTGCGGCGCTCTACAATATGTATACGATCGTGTTCACGATCAAAAAGTGCGTCAACATAACTCAAATTTATTCCTCCGCTTGTGGCCGGTTAGCCGTTGTACATGCTCTTAACGTGAGCGACTCGTGTATACTTATAGAGTTTTGCCAACAGTTTCTAGAATTGTTTCTAACAATTCATGGTCTTGCTTGGCCTTGCCAAACTCGGCCTTGTGTGCAATTCGAATTGCCTTTTTAAGCACAGCAGGTTTGATTTCCATTTCCTCGGCAATGGCCTTGATGGTGTCATTGAGACCAGCGTTGAGTGTTTCAACTTCGTGCATGACTTGCATGCCTTCGTTGATGATTTGTGTGAGTTTGAGCTTTTGCTCACCGTTAAATGACTTGGTGTCCATGTAGTTCTCCTGTAGTGTGCTAGTATAGCACAGTTATGTTGTTGGGTCAATGGCTGTCTACACAGACTTTACCAGACCGCCGTGTAAAAATACATCTGGAAAATCTGCCACTTGGTCCAGTTGTTGCCAGGCTTTTTGGTATTCGGGATGCCCAAGCTCAAATACATCAACAGCTTTGAATTCCTGGTTGGCAAATGTATTCCAGTTTAGGATCCTTGTGTACTCTACCAAGTCGGCACCGGCTGATTTACACATGCTATAGAAGGGTGTAATTTCACAATAATTGTCACGTTGCAACACCATGCGTAAATTAATTTCCATGTTATTTTCTGTTTTTTTATTAGCAATCCATGTCAAGGCCTGTTGTAGGTCTGACCAGCGGCCCCCACGACGCAATTTTTCATAGGTGTCGGCTGTGGCAGCATCAACTGTGACTGTTATCTTCTTGACTCGATCTTGCAGTGCACCCAGTCTATGCCAGTTCTTTTCAGCCATGAGTCCATTTGTTTGTACATGCAGGGATATATTTGGAAAATCAACAACATCAATGTCATTAAGGAATGCCATTAACATGGGGCTGGCAAATACTTCACCTGTAGTGCTGATATTCAATGTTATTTTTTCGTCGCTGGGTTGAGCAAACAAATTGTTTTTTAGTATTAGCCCCAGCTCTTCTAATTTTTTTGTATCTTTGGGGGAATTTTTAATCACCTTGGTTCTACAACTGGGGCAACTGAGATTGCAGGTTCTATCCCCGGCAATCCAAATCTCTCTGGGCATGATCCATTGACTGGAATCGTTTATTAAATTTAATAAAACAGGGTTGTCAAGCCCGGCACTATCAACTAGTTGTCCGTCATTTATTACACCGCATCTAGATTCGTTGCAGTATTCATAGCTGCCATCAGCAATGCTTTGTCTTATTGCTTGACTGAGATTGTTTGATAAAATCTCAGGAAGAGTTTGTTCAAACAAATTCCCCACTGAACTTGGCAGCCAGGCCTTGCAGTCACAAAGTCCCACCTCCCCGTCAACTCCAACTTCTATAACAACATAGGGGCTGAAACAAATTTTTCCCTGCAAGTTTTTCTTTGCAAATTTTGTAAGGGAAGAGATGGGAATAATTTTCATTGTGTTAGTGCTCACTTTGTGTTGCAAGGTAGCGAATCCATTCACACAGGCAGCAGCCGCCCACACCACGCAACTATGTTGCGGTCCTAAGGTGATCTTTTTAATTGATAATATATTTTGGCTTGATCCAAGAGATTGGCCATGCCAGGATCTGTAGTGGCCATGCGTCGAATCTCTCCCCAGAGCTTGTCTTCTTGTATTTTTTCTATGAGACTCTTGGCTTGGGTGTTCTGCCCAATCATCACACGCTCAGTCTTGCCGGATTCTCTAGCGTACACTGTGTTGCCACTGTCGGGGCTTTCATATATGTATGTTACATCTGGAGTTAGTGTACCCATTTACCACCTTTTGTGTTTGGGTATATATTGATTTTCAGAAATCTGTTTTGTTTTTGATGCCAGGCCTTCCGCTACACCTTGCTGACCATACATATCCATCAGTTGGCGAACATAGAAATTGTAATGACCACGACGATCATTATATTCTCTGTTGCCCAGCACAGTCTTTAGTGCGGCCACAGCGTCATTCATTGTTGCACCCTGCATTATTTTTAGTGCATCTGTGACCAATGAGTCAACTCTTTGTGAAGCTTCCGCCACACCTTGAGGGTTATCGTTGGGATTGGTAGTCAACATAAACTCTTTGCCCTGATTGAACAGTTTAGCCTGCATGGTTAGTGCGGCTTTGTTTGCGGCAGCCTTGCCACGGAATGAGTAAGGATTGCCTTGTTTGTCTTTGATTAGTTTTCCGTTAAGGCGAATATACCATGTGCCAGACTTCTCTTGTTGGTCGCGGCGTTGATCTAGTTCGTGATTCTCATCATTGGCTCCGCCATCTGCACGATATGCCTGTGAATTTTTGTAACTGTCTTCCGCCACACCTTCGTCCATGTCTTCTTCAGGTTTACCATACAAGTATGTAACAACTCCCATTGGGCTTATAACGTGAGTGACATCATAACCTTCATCGTCAAACCGGGCCAATAACTTTTTAGCACCAACAATCTCATAACGTTCAGGTTTGTATTCGTGGACCAGCTCATCACCGTCCATGACTCTCCAGATGTCATTACGTAGGTAGTAGTGTTTATCTCTGCCATCATCGCCTTCCGCCACACCTTGTTCTTTTTCTTTTTGTCGTTGTTCTAATTCGTCACCATACTGTCTAACTTTGTCACGGAATTTTTTTTCTTGTTCTGGGGTAGTTTCGCCCTTGTGGGTTGGTCTACGAGCATCGTATTCACCGGTATCTACTTCTTCCGCCATACTCGGCCTTTGCTTTTGCAAATAGTAATATGCACTTACAAAGTCACTGGGAAAATCTTGATCCCTTGAAAACAAAGACACAGCACGAGTCTGGCTGGCTAAATCTTGAACAGCAACTTTATACCCTATGTTTAATACATCATCTTCACTGCGAAGATTGGGTCTAACATTGAACACTTTTTGTGCTAGGTTCTCTGCGTAATTGTCCGAGCCACCAGGGCCAGCTTCAAATAATTCTTGTAGTATCATGATCGTTCTTCTATATAATCTTGGCTTTGGTCCTGCGTTCGGCGACGATTGCAGAACATTTCCACAGCCATACAAGCTTCGTCTAAATTGCCAAACCGGGCTGAGTGGGGCTTGTTCTTAATAGTGATACGGAATCCATCATCTTCGTTGCCATGAATTTTGATTTCATGTCCGTCATCTGTGGTAATTGTTTTAACAGCTGGTCCAATATGGTCCACGTCCAGGGGTAGTCGATCAACTAGGTCTGGATCTTTTTTAATAGCCGAGGCTACATCTTGCAAGTAATCGCCTAACTTCTTTTTAACACTACTAATAACATCTTCGGTGGTTCGACTTTCGCCACCAACAAAATAATCTTTGGTGGGGTGCTGGGGATCCGTTTTGCTACCAAGTACCGGACTAATTCCCTTGGGTTTGAACAGGGCCGGCAATTGCGGCACACTGCGTTGGGCCGCATCTTGACCTTCATTGAGTTGATCAAATTTTGCTAAAATGTCACGTAAATCGTTGCTCATGCTCGCTCGTCTTTCAAGAAACTTCTCAACATCCAACCGTGCTTGCCGTGCGCATCAAGACGCTCGGCTATGAAGTTGGCAATACCTTGATTGTTCTCTTGTTCAGCAGATGCAAAACATTGATTCAATAAATCAATCATGGTGGTGTTGTTTTCAAGTAATTCTTCAATCATGAGTCGAGCACGTGGAATCTTTGTTTGACCAGGGATAACTGACAGTTCTAGAAAACGTTCAAAACTGCCTGGCGTGTATTCTTGTAAGGTACGAATGTATTCGGCAATTGGATCAACTGCGCTGTAGACTTCTTCATAGAAATTGGCAAAAAAGTCATGATATTGAGCAAAGTCGGGACCCTCGACATTCCAGTGAAAGTTCTGTGCTTTGATACTCAAAGCATATTGGGTGGCGAGCAACGTTTTTAAATCATCAGCGAGCATTTTTTGTAGTCCTTAGGGGTATCGAGTTGTTGTAACTATTAGCATATTTAGTTTCGACTCGGCGTACTTTGCGAGTAACAACTTGCCCCAATGGCATGGCCACAGTGGCCATACTGCCAGCTGATGTAGTCCCTGCGTTAGCGTTTTCTTTTAAAAATTCGTGTGCTCTCATAATAGTTAATTACCTTTGATGATTAAACGGTGTTGATTTGCCCACTCAGCAGGTCCTTGCTCAATTTCATGATTGGTTGCCCAAAATTTAGCATCACAGGGTTGCACTGGTTCTATTCGAACTTTGTATTCTCCACTGGGGCCTTGAATTTGCAGGGTGTTCTTGAGATAAGCATTGCGCCATTCCCAGGTACGTTCAGTGAATAATTCATTGTTTAAGTAGATTCGATAAGCTGGCGGAGTATCGTTCCACTCGCAATGCAGATCAAAACTGGCAAGAATAAAAGAAGTGTCCATGATTTTACGTTGCTCGCAATTCTCGAGGTTGGCCCACTACAACATTTTTATTGTTGTATTGGGTGCGTAAAATTCTTCTTGCCATTTCTGGGGTACGAGCCTGTACCTGTGTGTCAATGATGTTGGTGTACCCGTGCTGTTTAAGTTTTATTTTAACAGCATAGGTGTTTAATGGTCTCTCAGATAAACGTATAAAATCATTGGCTCTCATCCAGTATTTAGTACCGATACGTGTCGGACTTAAATGGGCCTGTGACAGTGACACCTATATACTGTGCTTGTGCATCGGATAAAGTGGTAAGTTGTGCACCAAGTTGTCCAAGATGTAATTGTGCAACTTTTTCATCCAGTTGTTTTGGCAACAAATACAACTGTCCTGCTTGATACTTGTCTGTATTGTTGAACATTTCAATTTGAGCCAATACTTGATTGGTAAAGCTGTTTGACATAACAAAACTAGGATGCCCGGTACCGCAACCTAGATTCACCAAGCGGCCTTTGGCCAACACAATGATCTTGCGACCGTTGACAAGTGTAACGTGATCAACTAAGGGTTTGATTTCGTCCCATTTAGCATCCTGAATGCCTGCAATGTCAATTTCACTGTCAAAGTGTCCAATGTTACACACAATAGCATTTTCTTTCATGCACAACATGTGCTCACGTGTGATAACACCAATGTTGCCTGTGGCAGTTACAAAAATGTCAGCCTTGTCCCTAGCATAGTCCATGGTGACAACACGGAATCCTTCCATGGCAGCCTGTAGTGCGCAAATAGGGTCAACTTCGGTAACCCAAACTTGTGCGCTGAGTGCTCGCAGAGCCTGTGCACTTCCTTTACCCACATCACCATAACCACACACCACAGCAACCTTGCCAGCAATCATTACGTCGGTGGCTCGTTTAATAGCATCCACTAGACTTTCTCTGCAACCATACAAGTTGTCAAACTTGGTCTTGGTCACACTATCGTTCACGTTGATGGCCGGGATTCGTAATGTGCCAGCCGCAATGCGTTCCAACAGTTTGTGAATACCTGTTGTGGTTTCTTCTGTGACACCTCGGATGCCAGGCAGCAGATCTGGGTGTTTATCATGGATATACCCAGTTAAGTCATGTCCGTCATCAAGAATCATATTGGGAGTCCAACCATCAGGACCACGAACTGTTTGTTCAATACACCACCAGTACTCCTCTTCAGTCTCACCTTTCCAAGCAAACACAGGAATGCCCAGGTCAGCAATGGCAGCCGCAGCCTGATCCTGTGTGGAGAAGATATTGCAACTGCTCCAGCGCACACTGGCACCTAATGCAACCAGTACTTTGATCAGCACAGCAGTTTGAATTGTCATGTGCAAACTGCCCACAATTCTTGCACCACTTAGTGGCTGGGTGTTTTTGTATTCTTCTAACACAGCTCGCAATCCGGGCATTTCGTGTTCGGCAATCTCAATCTCTTTGTGCCCCCAAGCGGCCAAGGCAATGTCTGCAATTTTATAATCCATGGTTATCCTTAAAAAGTAATGTAGTAGTTAGTGATTATACTGGCCGCAGTTATTTTTTGCGACCAGCTTTCATGTTGGCACACCAGTGTGCCATGCGTTGTCTTTCGCCAGAACTGTTGGCAGCGATGCTACGCAACTTTGAAACTGATTGTTTGCAGTTGACCCCTGAGCGTTTGGCCAGCCCTTTACGTCCGGGCTTTTTGCCATCTGCAAAGTTTTCATTTGTGGTTGACCAAAGTAGTTGGCCTTCTTCTTGTGCTATACGGTGTATGTTGGTTCCAGATTTGGTGGGCTGTATGTCGTAGTTGTCAAAATGTGCTGATAGCTTTTGCAGTATTCTTACTACTGCAAGATACTGATCTCCTACTAGATCATCAGGCACAGTCACCAAGATATCAGTGTCGCTGTTTTTGCGATGTTTTCCTGTAGCACGACTGCCGTGGAACCATATTTCTTGTGCCACGGGTAAGACTTTCTGTATAGCATCAACTACTGGCTTTCCAGGTTTCTTGCCATCAGCAAAGTTTTCTTTCATGATCCATGTATCTGGGATTTGATCATACTTGTCTACCCACATGTCATGCAATTTCTGACCACTGATACTGTGAGTTTTTGCAATACGTGTCATTATCTTGTCAATCGTGTCGTACACTTGATCATCGCTGCCAGACTGTAACTGTTGTTTGCGAGCTATCAATGCTGCCTTGAGTTCTTCCACAGCTTGTCCATCTTTGCTGTGGTTCATGTTTTCTATAAATTCTTGAGCTCTCATGCTAGTCCAATCTTTCCCGGTGCCATTGGACCTGTTGCTATTCGCTCACCGCCATCAAAATAGCGTATTTCAATGGGCATGTCCTGCCAGTTTAATCTATATGCGGCCATGATGCGATGATTGCCTTCGTTGACCCAGGCTTCGCCATTGTAGGCCACCATGATGTAGGGCAGGTATTCTTCGTTGGGGTTACTACCCATGGGCGGCAACTTACCGGTCTTTTCCATGTAGTCCATCAACCACTTTAGATCAGCTTTACGCACATTCATTTGTTCGTTACGCATGCCCGGTAACGACGCTAGTCGCATTACACGTACTCGCGGTGGTGCTCCAACGACACCAGCAGTAGTGCTACCCATATAAGGAACACCGTAGCTGTTGCGCCCTTTGCTCTTGGCATAGTCAATCTTGTCTTGCAACCATTCTTCATTGGGTACGTCGATGCTTAACTTGCCTTCTGCTACTGTTTGCTCGTTGATTCGTGGATTTAAATTCTTTAGATGTTTAGCATCACCTTGTCGGCTCCATTTGGCCCACATGGCCTTGCCCATGTTAGTTCTATTAGACGATGGAGATATGTTTACTCCCAGCATGCGCATAACTGCATACATGTTTGCGGCAATACCCTTGCCTTGCCAAGCCTGGTCCACATGAGTACTCAGGCTTTCTAATCCGTCTTGAGTAGGGTGTTTCCAAAATGTTGCGGCACCAATTACTTGACCCTGTTTGTCTAGTGCCAGCATTTCAGGCATGCCTATTTTATTAATTACTTTATAAACAACACTGTTGATTTCTTGGCTGAATTTAAACCCCGGTTGCATCACAGCCTGGTTGAATTTTTCCTTGTATTCATGTAAAAATTCTTGTGCTCTCATTCATTGTTCCTTTTTATCAGCAGTTCCAGCGTCGACGTGCTTTACATATGGCCTTGTCTGGAGTTTTAGCACAACTGATACTGTGCATCTTCATCTGACCACGACTGCGTGAGCAATAGCTTTTGCGACGTTTGCTGGCTTTGCCGCCCTTCTTTAACTTTGATGGTTTGGTAGTCACAGCAGTCTTTAACTTGCTACCTGGATTTTCTCTGCGATAAGCATTCACAGCCTTTTGACTCATGCCGTCTGTTTTGTCACGCTTGTTGGCCTTTTGCCAATCTTCGTTCAGTTGCGAAGTTACAGCAAACGCATACAACTCATCTTCTGTGAGTGATTCCAGGTCCGCCCATACTGCTTCGGCATCTACACCATTATGGGCGGCAATGTCTTCGATAATTGATTCAATAAGATCAAACTCTTCTGACAGGTCCTCCGCCACACCTTGCTGGACGCTATCTTCTGCTAATCCATTTTGAAACTGTTGAACCATAGAATCTATGTATTTTACAGCCGATAGTTCAAAGCCTGCTTTTTGTTTTAAGAATTTAACTCTGTCTGATGCTTCAGGATGGTCATCCCCAGGCCTATTTTTTAGCATATCTGCTTTTACTCCAAATAAAAATTGGAACACATTTGCTTTACTATATCCTATTTTTTTTGCTAAGAAAGCACCTATCAGGTCTGCTTCTGTTTCAGCATCTTTGCCTCTTTTAGAAGCAGGATTTGCAAAATGTTGCATAATAATATGCCCACATTCATGTCCTAAAACAAATGCCAGTGTACTGTCAGGTGCATCCCAAAAAACTGTTGCTTCTAAAAATATTTCACTGGAAGTTAACCTAACAAACTGCCCTTTCTTTGTTTGAGAAGTCATCTGAGCTTCAACTGGCCTACCGTTACGGAATCGACTATCACCTAATGTGACTTGTATTTGAATGCTTTGTAAAGTTTTTACGTAGTCTGGTGCCGATTGTGCTGACACATCAATAAAGGATTTTAAAATCTTGTAGCATCTATTTCTAAGTTCATCCACTCTTGGTTTCCACACTTGCTGTAATTGTGCCGGATTCTTATTTAAATCTGCCATTGACTTATATTGTCCAGCACCTGCAGTACCAGCCGCACCTGCCACAGCCGCCGCACCCATACCTTTTAAGAATCCTCTACGGTCTACTTCTTCTAAGGAGCCTTCCGCCACACCTTGCTGATTCTGTGCAACAGCTTCTGTTAAAAATTCAATTGCTCTCATACATATATCCTTAGTGAAACATCAAGTAACTGTCAATCACATCTTTGCGATTGGCTGCACGATCCCCGGCACCAGGTTGTACAATAACATTCCACTTGGGTGTAGGACCTACTGGTGTTGCCAGCATTTGATCGTAGGTGATAATTGAATCAAGGGCAACTTTGTACTGTTGTGCAAGACGTTGCTTGAATGTGTTGAGTGCTTCGGGGCTAGAAAATTGTGTGCGTCCCTTGGCGTCTTTGATCAAACTAGTGCCTTTACGTGCAATTAGGTCAAAGAACATGTCCTTGGGCACAGTAACACCCTGCTTGACTGTGGCACCGGGATTTTGTTGTTTGTAGAATTCAACTTTCTTTTCCTCGCCACGTTTGCTACCTGATGAGAAGTTCATTGTAAAGTTGGCAGGAGCGGCACCTGTGGCAACATCACCCATCTTGGTGTAGGCATAGAACTGTACATCAGGATTTGATTTGGCAACATCATATGCTAGATCCAAGTACTCTTTAGAGAAGAAGTCACCAGCATCGTGCCAACGTACAACTAGCTGAATACCAGCTTTGTCAGACTTGGCTTTGACTGCTTTGATCTCTTGATTGACTCTGGCACTGTAACCTTCAGGATCATTCACCAGAAAGTTTAGTGCTTGTGCCGCACTCATTGAACTTGCGGGGAACATAACATAGCCACCTTTTCTAGCATAGCAGAATAACTGACAAGCACCTGCACCGGGGCAAGTTGTAATTTCTACAAAGTCTCCAGTGTCTTCGTCTACAACAATACCCGATAATGCCGGCAATGTCAAGTCATAAATGATTTCGCCTTCGGTCTTTGACTTTTCCATCTTGGCGTTGGTGCCAAGTATGGCCCGGGGGCGTGTGGTAATTTGGCGGGACAAGTCATCTAAGTCCCACTCTGTATTGTCATCATCTTTGGTGATGGCTCGGATGTTGCTGCCGTGAATAATAGGAGCAAACTTGTCACGCTTGGTCTTAGTGCCAGTCTTGATACGGTCAGCATAGCCCTGCAATTCGTCACGTGGAATTGTACGCTGTGGTGCGTTGAGCTTGATTGCTTCGCCCACGCCTTTAACAGCTTGAGATAATCTCCATCTTTGTTGTGGTCCCAACAAACGATCATCTTCGGGCTCGGCTTTGTAGCCACCATAACGACTTGGATCGGCATGATGTCTTATGCCCCCAGCAGTTTTTTCCACTCGTCCAGGTGTGACTGGAGAATTATCAGGAGGAGAATTTGGTCCACGGCGACCACTGTTGGCATTACCAGCTTCTTCAACACCTTGGTCTTGAATGTTTAAAACTTTGACTGGGAACCCACCAAGTGTGGCAGCTTCTTTTAATGTTACTTCAAATATTCTCATCTTGCGGTACCTGCTTTTATTTCTTGTAATTGATTCTGCAACTTCATCAGCAGGGGAGGAACACCGGCTGCATCAGTCTTAAATCCCATCTTGGCTGCCTGACGTTGCACTTCACCAGGCCGGATATCTTGTGTGATGGCCATGCTGTATCTTGGGTCTTGTGCTTCTTTGCTGTTGACGGGAATGTAGCCAGTGGCCTCGGTTACACTTTCATTTTTTTTCTTGCCGGCGCAATGTGCTCGTTGACTAAAGCCTTTGGGGTTGGCGCAGTTGATTGAACTCTTGTACTTTTGGCTCCACTTTTCATCAAGTTGTTCCTCCGCCACACCTTGTGATTCAAACTGTCCCGCATCTTTAGCGACTTTACGCTCACTGCCTTGACTAGGAAATCCAGAACTTTGTGTTTGTGGTGAAGATTTTTGCATCTTTTGTGCGGCAGCATCCTGTGCTTTTGCTTTCAATACATTCAGTGTTCTTGTATCTAATTCTCTACCATCTTCTTTTGCTCGTTGAACTAATACATTATAGTATTTGTTAGCCAACTCTACTTGTTGAGCATTTATATTCGGCATCGTCTGAGCACCTGCACCTAGAGAACCTAATGCCATTGCTCCACCTATTGCCAGATCCTTCCAGCCTTCCGCCACATCTTCATTTGACTTTTTCTTAGTGTTGACATTAATAGCTTTGCCACTACGCTCTGGATTAGGATCTTCTCTGCGCTTACGAGCTGCCGCACTTGCACGACCCTTCTTACCTAAACTATGTGCTTTACTTTGTGGCAAACACTTTGGCTTACCTTCACTATCATCACCTCTAGCACAATCACCACGAATCTTTCCATCAGGACCAAAACGAACCCACTTTTCTTTGAACCACTTGCGCAGATCTTCTTCTAGTTCTTCGTTGGTATTTTTCACGCAGTTGGGATAGCGTTTGCCAAACATGGTCTTCATGCCTTCTTTGTGATAGCCTTTCCAACAGGCTTCTAGTATTTCTCGATATTTCATTGTATCGGCCCACCTTCGACCCAGGCACTGCATGTTCGTTTGGCGGCACATTTAAATTTAAGAAATTTGCAATAGCCCAATGTACCAGCATCTATTGTTGACTCAGGATCTGAACCTGGCTCTGACCCAATGCCCTTGGCAATACAATCCTGCATCTCTTCAGTGATATCAAATGCCGCACAGTTTCCGCATCGTGCAGACCGGGCCTGATCAACATCGTCCATGTTCCATTCTTGTGCTATCTTGGCCCAATACTCCTCATTGGGTTGATTGGGATCTAGTGGTCCGTACATGTACTCGTCAATGGCCTTTTTTCTATTTTTTAAGTTTAGATCAATGCTTTGAGTAGCAGGAGGGCAGCCACGTTCTATGGCTTCAAGCATGTTTATAAAATTTCTCATTTTTTGTTTCCCCAATTGTCGGCACCTTTTTTGCGACACTGAACCAGTGCACCACTAGCATAAGCACTGGGCCATACTTTGTAACGGCTCTTGACTTTGTAGTAACAGGCATCTTGTTTTTCATTGATCAGTAATTCACTAAACATTGCCCCGCCGCACTCAGGACATTGTTCTTGCGACTCCGCCACTGGTTTTATTCTATTTAATTCGTACATTACCTTGTTGCCGGTGTCTGAACGTGAGGATGTAAAGCCCAATGCTCTAGCATAACGCTGTATCAAACTATCATACAATCCTGCACGACTTTGTTCTTTTTGTCCTGTCTCAACTTGTTTGCTGGCTGAAAAATATACTTTATTAGGTTTGTATTTTCCAATAGCACCCGGCACTCTGTCAGAAATAAATGTTTGAATAGCATTTAACACCGTGGCAAATACACGGAATTCGTCACCTTCTCCTGTGACTTCTTGGCTGTTGTTTCTATAAAACTCAACACTCCATGCTTCTTCTTTTGTCTCTTGGCTAAATCCCTTGTTGAACATAATACTTAGAAAGGTGTTGTCATCTAATCGTGCTATGGCGTCTACATCACCGTAGTCACCCTTTTCCCATCGAAGTATTTTATAGGGTTGATCCAAGGCTTCGTTGACATCTTCGGGCACTACTTGCCCTTGGCGACGACGCAGTTCATTTCGAAGTCGTTGCATCACCTCTTCTTCGGCACCAGCTCGACCCATGCGCTTGATGGTCTGTGCCGCTGTGCCTGCCGCCTGTACACCACGAACAGCATCACCTGTTGTAGCACAACCTGGTGCGCCGGCTATGCATGCAGCCGCTGCCACAGCCGCAAGGCGGTCTTTGACAGACTCTTCCAATGGAATATCTTTAAAAAATTCTGGGTACTGATCCACCCAATGCCGCATGATGCGGCCTGCCATGGCATTGGCCTCATCTTCGTAGGGTGATCCTGTCTCGCCTGCATCCACGGGCATGGTAGCCAGTTCGTCTTGGCGAGCGTGTGTGAGTTCGTGTGCCAGAGTTCGTAAAATATCCAACACATGTCGTCCACTCACTGCCAGTGTAATTGAGCCAGTTTTGGTGTCAAACTGACCAAATGTACCGTTTCTGCGTGTCCACTCAGGATCGCGTTTTAATATAATTTTTGGAGGTTTCTCGATGTCAAGGTATTCAACGCAACTGTCTATAAATGGTTGTAGTGTTTCTTTGATGTCTTTGTTTTCCATTACACTTTCGCCACCACCGCCATCACCACCTTCTGCAGAGTCACTGCTAAATGAGTAACCTGGATAAAAATAACCTCCGTAGCCATAGCGCACACGCTTTTTCTTTTTCCGACGTTCATTTAAGCTGAGTTCTTGATCCCGTGCTTGATTCACCGCTGTCTTTAACTTTTCCAACAATCCATGTCTGCGCAATAATTTAAATGTTAAATTTTCTGGCCCAAACTCACCAGTGTCAGCAAGCCCGGTCTTGCGCATGGTTTTAACTTTTTCCCAGAGATTTTTGATAACTTCAACATTGCCACTTTTTAGTGCTTGTTCTATTCTATTGCCTAGGTCTTCGTATTTGCTTTTTACTGAAATGTCATCCACTGTGTGGTGCCGACGATTTGGCACACGAATCCATTTGTTGCTGATCAAACTATAAATGCCTTGACTATGATGTGGCTGTGTAGCATCTTGAACATAGAGTTCAACATCATAGCCGGCAATTTTGTAATTGTGTTCATCGTTGTATTGATACTTTTTGGCATCAAACAACTCGCGGTAAACATCACTGTCACAAACTTCGTCAAGGTTGACTACTAGGTGCAGGTCAATATCGCTGTGTGGGGTGTACGTATAGGCAGCGTTGCTGCCGCTAATTGTGACATCTTGAATATCTAGGTCACGTATGCCCAAGAATTGACGAAAATCGTCAGCAATGGCCCGAAGTTGTTGTTCAACTTCAGGGCGCAGTTGTTCGTTTTGCCACAGACGCGGGTTTAATTCACTGTGAAATTTTACCGCGTCTGCAAGATTATAGGTTTCTAGTTCGTTGATGTTCATACGAACTGTATTTACCGCAGTTACTTTTTCTTGGCTTTGGTCTTGGGCGCATCTGTGACCTTGGCGTCCGGTGCGCTAGCGGCTATAATTTGCGGTGGCGTGGTATCAACTACAACTTTGGCTGTGGGTTTGTACGTGGGATCCATGGCCTGTAAGGCACGATACAAGGGCTCTTGAGCCTGGAAGTCAAACACATAGCTGCCGGTGTGCTTGAGTAACACACGTTTGTCAACCCAAACTTTGCCGCCAATGTCACGCCAGTTTTCACAGAATGTCCAGTCTTCACTGTAGTAACGATTTTCACGCACTGCTGTATCATAGTAGGTGCGCAGGTGTTGATCTAGTTCCTTGGGCAAGCCAATGTCGTTGTTGAATGGGCGCACAGCTGGATGTGCGTTGAGTTTCTCAAATACATCACGCTTGACCAACATAAATCCAGTGCCGGTTTTTGATACTTCTTGTAGGCCATCTTCACCTTCTTCGGCTCCGTCAAAGCCGTTGACCACCCATTTCACTGGCAAGGTCTTCATGGGATACAATCCGCCAATAACATCAACTTGACGATTTAACATCACCAACAGGTGCCAAGGTTCCCATCCAATGTCTGCGTCAATGAACATCAAGTGTGTTGAGTCAGGGTTGGCCAAGAACTTGGCCACCAACGTATTACGAGCTCTGCTGATTAAGCTTTCATTGGTCATGGTTTCCATGGTCCAGTCAATGCCCAGTTGTCGACAGGTGTTGGCCCATTTAATGTAGCTCATAAATGTTGATTCTGTCAACATGCCGCCATAACAGGGCATGCAAATGTGTACGCGAGTTGTGCGCAAATAGTCAATGTTGACTTGGATTTGTTGTTCAGCCATTTTTTCCTTCTTTGGTTACTGATTAAATTCTAAACATATATGAGACTTATTTCTCATAGTACATTTGGTTGCAAAACTTGTTAGATAGTTGTAGAGATTGTCATCTATCAGTGCTATGTGTTCATGCCAATCGCCTTCAAACCCCAGGGGCCAGTAATTTATATAATTAGTTATTGTCAACGAACCTTGGTTGTTTTTTAATACTGGCACCAGTTTTTTAAAAAATCTATGCCATTCATCAGAATTGATATGTTCGAGACTGGCCACCATCACCACAGCATCCAGTTCACTGAGATCCAGTGACTCCCAATTGGTGTCAAGGTCTCCAAGATACAGCTGAATATTATCGCCACAAGGTGCGTTAAAATACTGTCTTGATACTGCACGTATCCAATGCTCGGCACTGTGATTGCACTCCACTGTTTGTATTTTACACTCATCATTGGTGTTGGACAAGAACACGCTCATCAATCCATCACCTCCGCCAATTTCCAGCATTGATTTTGGATGTTTTTTTCGGTTTGTTTTGATCCAAGCAAGTTGTTCAGTAAGATCTGTTATATTGGGCACATCATAAATGCCGTGCATGTAGCAGGCTGCTGGCCACATGTCTTCTTTGCGCAGGCCCAGTGGCCAATCTTTGAAATCTCTCAATATTCTATTGTAGTTGTAAAACTGTCCATAGATGGGGTTGATGTCTGTCAAGTTGTTAACTATTTTCATTCATGGTCCAGTGTTGGTAATTTTTCATCAACCAAGCGTACACAGGTGAGGAAAAAGCAAAGTTGACTGTGCCGTTGCGGCCCAATACTCCCCAGAACTTGTCAGCATCGGTAGAATCATCATAGAGGTAATTGCAACTGCCTAGGTTAAAAAATTCAGTGATATTGACATGATCCAAGATGAATTTATCAACATTAATTACTGTGTCAGCCAGTATATTTCCTTGTTCATCAACTTGTGTGTGCAACGCTGTTTTGTTTTTTAATTGAATAGTCAGCAAGTGCTCACCGCCGGCGTCATCAAATGTGTGAGTTATTACTTCGGGCAATTGATCAGATCTTGCAGTGAAAATAACATCGCCGTCAAATCCAATTACCACAGTCACAGGCAATCGAGTGTTGATTGCTGAGAGTACAATGTCAATTTGAGATGTAAATGCTGAGTTTGCTGATGGCATATCAATATTTAATATGATATGCTGTGGTGGTGATAGTTTTATGACGCCAGACGCACGCCCATGCCAATTAGCACAGTTTTTGTTCGTTGTTGTGTGGGAGTCATCTGTGCCAGCGGACTTCCGTGTTGTCTAGGTTTTGACACCAGCGGTGATTTAAGTTGCTGAGGCTTCGTCAACATAATCAGTATTTTCGCCAATGTCAATTTCGCGCCCTTGGGCAACGGGACGACGGCCTTGTTTGGTACTAAAATCTTCCAGGCGTGCCAACGCTTGTACTTTGGCCTGCATGGCACCGGCCTTGTACAGCAAATGCTCAACACCGCGATAATTACCAACCTTGAGCATTTCCACTATTTCAACCAGTTGTTTAGCCAAGCTGTTTTTGAGACTACCTTCGTTCCAAGTGCCTAGGCCACCGTTGGGACGAATTTGAATCCCTTCTTCGGGATCATTGACCAGCGTGGCTTCGTCAACTGTTTTTTCATCTGGGCCATTGGGCATGGGCACACTGCTGGGGTTTAACGTACCAACACCGCCACCAATTGGCGCACCTTGTAACTGTTCTTTTACTTCGTTGCCCATGCCAGCGTCTAGTAACTTAATGGTGACATCGGTGAGTTTGTCGTTGCCATCAGTGGTTGGATACAAAGCATGTACCAAGTTGACTTTTTGTTTTGGTGACATCTTTGGCCACTTGCTACGAATCTCAGTGGCACTGGTCATGCCATTGCCAAATTGCACCACTGGCAAGTAAGCCATGTAGCCATGTTTACTCATAGGTGCAAGTCCATTGCGTTTGTAGGGTTGCAGGTAGGCAGGTTCACCTTTCTTTTTAACGCCGCCGGGTTGTGGTTGTTCATTGCGATCTTTTTCACTGCGAACAAAAATTAGTTGGGTTTCGTTGGGATCAAAGTGCTGTGTGATTTCCTCGGCACGAAACGGGTTTTTGACTTGTGTAAATCTATGTGCGGGAATGCCAGCCAATCGAGCTAGTTTTTCTTTGATGGGAAAGGGAAATGGTCGTGTGCTGGTATCGTCTGTGGCTGCAATATAAATGTCAGCACTGGGAAATGCGGCACGGGCTGAATCATAAAGGGCTTTGTGACCTGCATGAAATGGATGGAAACCACCGGGAATAATCACTAATTTTTTCATACTGGTATTTATCGGTTACATGTTTTCTAATAGCCACAAGTAAATTGGGCCAGAAAACTTTAGGGTAACTTGACCATTGCAACCCATTTTGCCATAAAATTTTTCTATTACTTTGTTACCGGTACCATTAAAATCATGTGTATAATCGGCTAATTCGTAAAATGTGTGTTCCAAAGGAATTTTATCTAAACATACATCCGAAATTTCAATGATGCGATCATCTATGATATTGCCAGCTTCATCTAACACAGTGTGGTCGGGCTGTTTACCCTGCATGATTATTTCCAACGCATATTCAGCATCATCAACATCTTCGCAAGCATGACTTATGTCTGTAAACTCAGTGCCAAGTTCGGCATTATAGATCACCACACCATCTAGTTTGACCAACAATGTTAAATCTGCACCAGTGGCACGGGCTTTAAAATCAATTGAAAAGTCACTCATGTCAATATGACAGCATTAATTTGGTGATAGTACCATCATCAAAGTCTTCGACTCTGGCTCGGATCCAAGTAAAATTACCGGTGATATTGTGACTAAAATTGTCAGTCACAGCATCAGTGAGTGCATCTACTGAGTCAATTCGGAACCAATCTGCGGCAGTGGCCGGGGTTCCTTCAAGACTGCCTTCAATTGTTATTAGGCCTTGAAATCCTGACAGGAAATACGCCACGGTCTGCAATCCGCCAAATCCACCATAATAGTTGGCAGCTTGTTGAGCAGGGCCTGCCCAGTCAAGACTTGAACCATCGTAGTTACCAGACGGAGTTCCGTAGGAGGTGGTGGGCAGTAATTGTAGCGTGGTAGTTTTCATTATGCTCGATCCGCTTCCACAACAACACTGGGTCCCGCCAGCTCTTCGGCCACACTTTGCAATGCGGCAACAATGTCATCGGTGGCAATGTCGCCACCAGCATCGGTATCTTTGATCAATTTTGAGAGTTTGATCACAACTACTTCTTCGTGTATTTTAGCCATAGTCAATTATTTAGTTAATATCCTTGCAGTTTTTCTAATTAATCCGGGACTCATTAGTTCCAGCATGAATGGTATAGCATCATCATTGTGATCAAAAAAATGATGTCGTTGCAGTCTTAGTTCAGACGATCTGTAGGCACCGCTGGCACGACGATTGATTATTTTATCCAGACTTGGACATAGTCTCAACTCCATTTGACTACTTAGAAAATTACTAACTGTGATTTTTTCTTTCTCACTCAGCCAGCATTCTTTAAAATAGCTTCGAGAATTGTACTTGCTTTCGGCTAGCGCGATTGAGTCTCTTGGCCTGCTAATCACTGCTTCTCTCACTTTGAAATTGGTGATATAAGGTAGTTGTTGTAGCTGATTAATAATGTCCAGCTCACTGGCGTACACATATCCCCAACTGCCACTTACCATCAGATGCACCTGGTCATGATGTACTCTTAATTTATCAGCAAAATCCAATAAATCTTCAAGGTTGCCAACTCGTGCAGGGTCTTTCATTCTCCAGCTACCGCCTTGGTTTATGTAGCGTTGCTGATTGCTAAACGACTGAGTAATGAGTTTGCTGGCCTCCAGCTCGTCGTGTATTCGTAAAGTATTTCGAAGACAGCAAACGCTGGCCAGCCTGAAACTCAACACATATTGATACCTATCAAAAAATAGTCGATCAGTGGGTGCTTTTTTAATTGCCGAGTCCGTCAACGACGATGAAACCATTGTTATCTACCTGTGCTTGAGTATCGTTGTTTGATTGAGTATTGAATACCAATGCACCATCAACAAGATCTATGTTGATATCACAGTTGTTCCAACGATCAAACAATATATGTTTACTTAATGGCACACGAATGAGCTCATCAATTTTTCTTGACAAGGGTCTAGCCCCCATTTTGGGATCATACCCTTGTTCAGCAATGTAGTTAACAGACCGTTCGGTCAACGAAAGCTTGATATTTTTATCTGTCAAGCTTTGCTTGATCTCGTCCACAAACTTAATGACAATTTTCTTGATGGCCAATTGATCCAGCTTGCCAAATTTACAAATCTTGTCAATTCGATTGCGTAGCTCGGGTTTGAAGAAGTCCTTGAGAGCACGATCTTCTTCACCTGCCTTGTCAAGGCTTGTGCTAAATCCAATGTTGTTGTTTTCGTTGTCTCGGGCACCTAGATTTGATGTCATAATGATGATGGTGTTCTTGCAGTCCACAGTCTTGCCGTTGCTTCCTGTGATCTTGCCTTCGTCCAGCATCTGCAACAAAATATTACTGACATCAGGGTGAGCCTTTTCAATTTCATCAAAAAGTATAATTGCAAACGGATTCTTGCTGATGTCGCTGATGAGTCTACCTCCAGCGAGATTGCCATCTTCAAATCCCACATAGCCCGGAGGTGCACCAATGAGTCCGCTCACCGAGTGTCGTTCTTGATACTCGCTCATGTCATATTTCAACAACTTCATCTCAAGGTGTTCGCTGAGTAGTCGAGCTAATTCAGTTTTACCTGTGCCAGTTGGTCCTAGGAACAAGAAACTGGCCATGGGTTTTTTACCGTTGCCAACTCCAGCAAAATTCACATACACTCGCTCCAGCACAGCATCCACTGCGGCATCTTGTCCGTGCAAAAATTGTTTAATATTGCTTTCCAAATCAACAATTTTACGACTCTGCGCATTTTCCAATCGATCAATGGGCACACCGGCCACACGACTCAATTGAGCCAGAATCAATTCTCGAGTAATGGTAATTGTGCCAGCATCCTTGACTCGTTCACGACTGCAGGCAGCATCGATTAGGTCAATACTCTTGTCAGGATTTTTACGATCATGTATGTATCTCCCACTGAGTTCCACGGCTGCGGTAATGGCCGCAGTGTCAATCATGACATTGTGAAACTTTTCTAGTCTTGGACTAAGTCCAATAAGAATTTGCTCGGTGACAGGATTTGTTGGTTCGTCCACGCCCAGCCTATGAAATCTACGCATCAAGGCACGATCTTTTTCAAAGCTTTCGTAGTACTCTTCCCAGGTTGTGCTGGCAATGACTTTGAGTGTGCCTTTGGTAATAGCTGGTTTGATCATGTTGGCAAAGTCAAGACTGCTTTGTCCTGATGTCCCGGCACCCTTCATGGTGTGTGCTTCATCAATAAACAGCACACAATTCTTTTTGCTTTCCAGGGCTTGAATAATTTGTTTGAGTTTTTCTTCAAACTCACCGCGGTACTTGCTACCTGCTAGCAAGTTTCCAATCTCAAGACTCCATACTTCGTTTTCCTTGAGAAATTCTGGCACATCATTATGAGCAATGCGCTGGGCCAGGCCTTCAATCAAGGCAGTTTTGCCCACACCAGGATCTCCTACTAGTAACACATTGGCTTTGAACCGGCGTGCCAGCACAGTGATCATTTCTTTGATGTCAGTGTCTCTGCCAATTACAGGTTCCAGTCTGTCTTCTTTGGCCTGCTGTGTTAAATTAGCACAGTGCTCTTCGAGTATTTCTGTAGCTTGCTGGGCAGTTAAGCTACCGCCACTGTGACTGTAGTGTTGTTCCCAGTGCTTGACAAACTCATGTTTGTTGACACCATATTTGAGCAAAAAGTAATGTGCATGGCTGTTGGTTTCGCTCATGATGCTCAGATACAAATCCACGGTGGTCACTGTTCTACGTCCAGTGAACAAAACTTGAGTTAGTGCACGGTTAAACACCCGCTCAAGTGCATTTGTTTTACGTGGTTGAAGATTGGGATCAGGTTTTTCGAGACTGCTGAGTCCCGAAAGATAAACATCTAACTCTTGTGTGAAGTTATCAACATTGCAGCCAAACTTTACCAACACCGTTTTAAACGGCTCATGTGCCAGTAGACTGGCCAGCAGGTGCTCGGTGAGTACGTACTCATGATGTTTGTTTCGTGCAATGCGCACGGCATTTTCTACAATTTGTTCAATTTCTGGGTTGTTTTGCATATTTTTTAAAAGTGTCAATGACAGTAGTTAGTATACATGAAGTTTCAACAATTGTCAACAATATTTATTGACCACGTGTTTGCCGAATTAACTCTAGTAAATTGTCAGGTATGTGATCGGGTAGTCGAGCATCTAGTTTTAACATTAGGTCACCACGTGACTGTGGTTGTCCTTTGACGGGTAATCCGTGGCCACGAACACGCAGGGTTGTACCAGGCTGAGTTTTTGGCGGAATCGTAACACTCAATTCGTCCCCAAATATGTTTTTGACAGCAACGTCGCCGCCAAGAATCAAATCCCACATTGACACATGAATCAGGGTGCTTAGATGACTGCCTGTTCGTTGCCAGTCGGTGTCAGGTTTGACTCTAAAAGTAACAATTAGGTCTAGTCCAGCTGGCCCAGCTCCGGCATAGCGCACAGTATCGCCATCATCAATTCCAGCAGGTATGTGTATTTCGCTATTGGTATTTCCGTGTTGCGTTCCTATTGATATAACACGTGGTCCACCAGTGGCTACATCATGCAAACTTACCCACAAACTAAGTTTGACATTGCGTTGCATGAATTCTTGATGCGGGTTTCCAGAACCTGGCCTTGCGCCAAACATCTCAAAGATGGCATTGAAGTCAAAGGGATTTGCACCACCTTGATGAAACTGAGATGGGCCACCTCTGTGAACAGGGTTATCGTGTTGTTGTCGTTTTACAGGATCGCCAAGAGTTTCGTACGCTGTTTGTATTTCTTGAAACCGTGCAGTTTCACCGCCCTTGTCCGGATGATGTTGGCTGGCCAACTTCCTATAGGCACGTTTAATTTCGTCAGCAGTGGCAGTACGTTGCACACCCAACGTGGCGTAGTGATCAGTCATAGAAAAGGGTCCAATACAGTAATTATACTAGACCCTAGGCTAGGTGTAAAGTTATTTCTTTTCAGGAATAGCTGTGCCTTCGTGTTTCTTGTGCTTTTTCATTACTTTGCAGTCCTGTTTGGGCTTGCCAGTTTTTGGATCCAAGACAGGCTTGCCGTCCTTGCCTTGCACATCGATGCAGACTTGTACAGTTTCCTTCTTGGCTTCTTCGGCCAACACTGGCTGTGCCAATATCAAACATAAGCCTGCTACAAATATAACGTTTTTCATTTTATTTTCCTTTAAATTTCAGGTTGATCAAACTGTGGAACAGCTTTTTTACCACCCCATCCAGTTGTCACCGGTGCCGGTCCAAAGCCATTAGACGCTGACGTTCCAAATCCTGTATTGCCACCAAAGCCTGTTGAAGCTGGCGGCACTGCGCCGTAGCCTGGTGCTGAGGTTCCAAATCCGCCACCCAAGGGTGCTGATCCCCAGGACTGTGTGACTGTGGTTGCTGTTGGTGCACCAAAGCCACCTGGTCCGGGCTGTTGCATTGCTCCTGGCGCTTGATATGTTGTTCCGACATTTGCTGGAAGTTGGATTCCGCCATTGTTTGCTCCTTGTAGTTTTTCTTGTGTTCTGCCATAAGCGGCAAGACCTAAAACAGCACCCATGGAGATGTGAAATAATCCAGCACCTTGCAGAGTCAATGGTTGCCATTGTACGTTAACACCGCCCTTGTACAGAGCCTGTACTAGACTCCAGAGTATGGGTGCAAGTACAAAGTCAAAGAAACACACAAACATGTACAACCATCCCATGGCCGGA